ATTGGCCTTTGGTGAGCCGTTGTGACGGTCATAGCGCGACCAGCCCCGCCGATTTGGCCGGGTGGTCGCGATGACCGTGCAGTCGTTGGCCTTCGGAGCCGCCGCCGCTTAGGTCCCTCGGCTAGCCGGTTCGCCGCCGAAGTCTCCCGCTACTTCTCAGGGGGAAACCGCCCCCTGCTCCGCTTCACGCTCCGGGATTTCGCGCCACGCTGTCGGCAGGCAGAGGCCCCATGGTTCCGACGGTCTTCCGGCTCGCCCCACCGTCTCCGTTGCGACCGACAGCGAGCTGGTTACATTTCAAGCGCGTTCTGAAAACATGCGTCTTCAAAACGTTTTGGATTTCTGCTATGAGGCCGATGAGGTTCCGGAAAACGCCTCACAAACCTGGGCCTGGGCGGTGTTCGGCCATACGCGCCGCCCAGGTTCTAGTTCAGCACCTCCCTCATGAATTGCAGACATTTGAGCGTCTCAAGCGCCGTCTCCATTGCGGCCTTGAATGGATCGGCGGCGGCTGGACTGCGCCAGTCGATAAAGTCCAACGCCCATTCGACCGCTTCGATCTGCTGCCTGAGCGTTGGCTGGTCGGTCATGCCGCCAACTCCTCGACGTCGTGCAGGGTCTCGTGCGGGACGAGGAAGCAGGGGCGCCCTGGCCGCAATTTGTCGGTCCAGAACTGCGTCCGCTTGGCTTCGCGTCCGAGCATCCAGCCCATCAGCGTGACCCGAGGCAATTTGACGAACGCCTTGATGAAGACCTGCTCGTCATTGTCTGGCGGGTGCAGGATCAGGCCTGCGTTCGGGCCGTCATAGTTGGAAGCCCGCACCTGATACCGATTGCCGACATCGACGGCGCCGAGATCGCGGAAGGAGCCGTTCCAGAAACACCCGAAATGTTTGGCGACCGTCAGCTCGCCCAGGCATCCGTTGATCTGGTAGTCGAACCCTGTGTCCTCGCATCCGTATCGGCCCTGCCGCCTGCTGCGGATCGCGTCGAGGGCTCGCTGGACCCCGGCCATGACCGCGAGGTGCATTTCCGATCCGGTGAGAGTGTAGGCCACCGTTGTCATGCGGCGGCCCTCTTGACGGCGCCCCAGGCTTCAAGGATGCGGATCGGCTCGTCGCGGCCAACGCAGAGCGCATAGGGGATGCCGCGCTTCCCGCACAGCTCGCCGAACTCCCGCTGCGCGTCGCTGACCGGGCTCTTGCGGTCGCGCTTGAGTTCGATGAAGCCGACGGGCAGGCCGGGCGCGATGACCATGAGATCGGCGAGGCCGCAGGTGAGCCCTGGCTGGCCCATGGCGCCCGCGTTCGGGATCGCGGCGACCAGCGAGCCAGGGACGCCGAGGGTCAGCCAGTGTTCGAGGCAAGCGGCCTGGATGAGGGTTTCGCGTGGCGCAAAACTAGGTCGTCGTCGCCGCGCCATCGCACGCCTCAGGCTGCTGCTTTGAAGATTTTCGGGTAGTTTTTCTGGAGGCGAAAGAACTCTTCGAACCGCTTCATGGTAGCCGGCACGTCGCCGAACATGCTCAGGCGCGCGTCGGGGGCAAGCAATTCGAGCCAGCGCAGGACCAAGTTGGTCGACGGCCTGCGGTAGCCCTGCTCGACCGCAATCAGATGCAGCCGGGTGATGCCGAGCATCTTGGCGACGTCTTTCTGCAGCACGCCGGGGAAGTATTTTTGCCGCAACGCGATCAGCTCGTCGCGTGGCGGTTGGGGCGGGGGTCGGATGCGGGTGCGCATTTCAGCATGGTGCTCAAAGGTTGGCCCTTTTGTCAATAAATAATTGAGCTCGTCCACAAGGCAACAGCCTAGTTGTGCGCGGCACAACATCTAACAGCGGCTCCAACAACCCTGTTAAACGTTTAACAAGAGGCGTATTGCACGCGCCACGATCTGGTAAAACGTTTAACAGGAGACTGTGACCGCCCGGATCTGCAAGTTGTGCCGGGGCCAACATGGCGTTGTCCACAAGTATTCGTCCTGTTAAACGTTGACCCCCTGATGGCGCGGGGACAACCTCAGGTCTTTGCAGGAGGCCCGAAATGAGCGATATTCCCAGCGACGGCCGAGGTCCCTTACCAGCGGCTGTCGCGCCGCCCTCGGTTTCCGGTCTCGAGACAACTGAGGGCGGCGGCCTGCTCGCGATGATCGAGCGGCTCGCCCTCAATCCGCAGCTCAACATGGACGTGTTCGACCGGCTGCTCGCAGCCCGGCGCTCCGAAGAGGACCGCGCCGCCGAGCGCGCCTTCAACGTCGCAATGAGCAACGCCAAGGGCGAACTCACGCCGATCCTCAAGACCCACGACGTCGACTTCACCGGCAAGTCGGGAACCCGCACCAAATACCGCTACGAGAGCTTCGCCGACGTCGCCAAGGTCGTCGATCCGGTGTTCCAGCGGCACGGTCTGCACTATCGCTTCGTCGTCGCCCAGCAGGCCGATCTGGTCCGCGTCACCTGCATCGTCAGCCACATCGACGGCCACAGCGAGCGCAATCCGCTTGAGGGCAAGGTCGACATCGGCTCGACCGGCATGTCGTGGACCCAGGCGCTGGGCTCGGCGCTGAGCTATTTGCAAAGGTACAGTTTGCGCGCCGCCATTGGCCTTGCGGCTGGCGTCGACGACGACGGGAAAGCCGCAGGCGGATCGTCGCCCAAGATCGACGCGGGCCAGGCCAACGAGCTGCAACGGCTGTTCGACGAGACCGGCCGCAACCAGGCCATGGTGCTGAAGCTCGTCGGCGTCACCGACATCGGCGACATGACAGTCGAGCAGTGGATGCGCGCCAAGGAGGTCGTCGGCCTCGCCAAGGAAGGGAAGCGCGACCGCGCTCCAGTCGGGAACGACAATGCTCCAGCAACGAACTGACGAGTGGCGGCAAGCGCGCTGCGGCTCGGTCGGCGCGTCCGACGCGCCCCGCGTCGTGCGGAAGATCAGGTCAGGCGGCTTCAGCGCGGATCGCGAGAGCCTGATGTGGGAGAAGGTGGTCGAGCACGTGACCGGCGTGCCGTTCGCGATCACCCCCAGCAAGCCCATGCTCCAGGGGATCGAGCGCGAGCCCGACGCGCGCCTGATGTACTCGATCATCAAGAGCGTCGAGGTCGAGGAAGCGGGCCTCGTGCCGCACCCCACCGTCAAAGGCGCGCACGCCTCGCCCGACGGCTATGTCGGAACGCTCGGGCTGGTCGAGATCAAATGCCCTGAGCTGAAAGCTCACGGCGAGGTGCTGATCAACGAGGTGATCGGCAACGACTACATGGTGCAGATGCAGTGGCAGATGGCCTGCACCGGCCGCCACTGGTGCGACTTCATGAGCTTCAATCCCGACTTCCCGCTCAGGATGCAGCTCTGGGTCAAACGGGTCGCGCGCGACCCGCCGTTCATCGGCGAATTGGAGCGCGAGATCACGGCGTTCGTTCGCGAGCTGGAGCAGAAGGTCGACAAGCTCTCGCGCCGCTACGCGAGGGCCGCATGACCCGCCAAGCCCGGCGTCAGCCCGCAAACCTTGGATAGCGCCCGTGCAAAGTTTCATATGGAACAGGGGAATGATGGTCCCGGCGAGACCAGAAGCAGCGGCCAAGGCCTATGTTGAGGGGCGTCGGTACTGGCTCGATGAAGTCTCCGAGCGGAGCTGGATCTCGCATCGGCATGAGTTCGCCTTCGTCAAAGAGGCGTGGAGCAATCTGCCTGAGCCCCTGTGGGACACATTCCCGACACCGGAGCATCTGCGCAAGGCGGCGCTGATCGCCACCGGCTGGCGGCGCGAGACGATCATCGATGCGGGCAACAAGGCGGCGGCGCTGCGCGTCGCCGCCTACGCGCGCGGCGAGGACGAGTTCGCCCACGTCACCGCGCGCGGCCCGACCGTCATCGTCCACAAGGCGCGCAGCCAGCGCATGCACGGCCACGACTGCATGGACAAGAAGGAGTTTCAGGAGAGCAAGGACGCGATCCTCGGCTGGATCTCCGAGCTGATCGGCGTCGATGCCGAGCGGTTGAGGGGGGCGGCGTGAAACATCGGGCCTTCCCGGCGCTCTGCGAACGATGCGAGCGGAAGATTGAGGACCGCACCGGCTGGGGCGTCCTGACGATTTGCTCGGTCCAGCCCCAACCCGGAGCCAACAAAGAACCGCGAGAGATGGGTCTGCTGATGTGCGGATATTGCTTCCACGAATTCGCGCAATGGCTCTGCCCCGATGAGGAGGAGGCGGCGTGATGCAGAAGAAAATAACGGACGACATTGGTCTGGCGCGGGACGCCATCCAGAGCGCCTACTGGCGCGTGGGCTATCACGAGGAGGAGCTTAAGAAGGCTCATCACAGGGTTGGTCTTGTCACGGTCCTGCTCAAGAGGGCGGGGCTGGAGTTCGACCCAAAAAGAGCGTTGGCGGTCCACGACAATGACGAAGATGGCTATGACGCAGACCTGTGGTCTTCCGAGGGCTGGGCCATGCACCTGCTCGGCGAAGCTCTTCACGGCGTCGTGCATCATGAAGAGGAACTTGCCGACGCGCATTGCATGGTGGCGGCAGCGAAGGCGCTGATCATGCGGGCTGGCCTTGAGAGCGAAATTCCTTTCGCCGCCGAAGAGGAGCGGGCGAAGAAAAGGCTGGCGAAGAAATGATCCGCATCTCGTTCTCAGCCGCCAGCGCCCGCGCCATCGTCGCCCGCGCGACCGACTTGAACGGGCGCGTCTCATGCGAGCTGTGCGGCGCCGAATGCCCGACACGGGCCGACTACGAGCTGGATCACACTCTCGCAGAGGCTTTACAGCCCTACGATGATCGCCTGCCGCTTTCCGCCGAGCACGGGAAGCTCTTGTGCCTGAAATGCCACGACAAGAAGACCAGACGTGATGTGGCGGCCATCGCCAGGGCGAAGCGGCTGGCCGGGAAGCATCGCGTTGTTGGCGAGGGATCAACGGAGATCGCTCGCCGGTTCGGCGTCAAGCAAAAGGAGCCGCAGGGATGACCGTACGCGGCCTTCTCGTCGCCGTGGCTCTTCTGGCCTCGGCCGAGCCCTCGACCGCCCTGGCGTGCCGCCTCCACTCGGTCTGGCGCTATCCCTGGCCGCAGCGGTGCGGCGTTGTCCATGCCGTCCGCCGTTCTCTCGCGGAGCCAAAGGATTGGTACGTCGAGATCGTTCTCACGCCCCAGGTGCTGGACGAGATCAGCCATGGCGTCGGGATCGAAAAGATCAAACAACTCCACGCCCAGTGAAAGGATGGCGCGACGATGGTCACCAAGACGCGCGGCCCCCTGATGGAGGACTACAAGCGGGCGCTGAAGGCCGCGAAGTGGGCGGGCGTCAAAGCGGTGCGGATCGAGATGAACGGAACGGCCATTGTAATGATCATGGACGAGACTTATCTGGACAAGTTGGCCATCGCACAACCTCCCGCACCTTCTTCCGAGAAGGAGGGGGAGGAACTTAAAACACTCTGGTAAGGGAAATATAATGACTGACCGCAAACAGATCGAGCGCCCGCGCTTCCTGCCGGGCCTTGGTCGTCCGAAGGGGCTTCACCCTGAGACGAACCGCCTCGGCGCGACGACATGGTACTATCGCGAAGGCCACGGGCCTCGCACCCCGATGAAGGACGCCAGGGGCGAATGGCTGGAGTTCGGCTCCAACGCCTTCTGCGACCTCTACAAGACCCTGCGCTTCGGCAGGCCCTGCGCTCCCGTCAAGGCTCTCGACCGCAAGGACGAGACGAGCATCGGCTGGCTGATCGGCAAATTCCGCGCCAGCAAGGAGTGGCCGGTCAAGAAGAAGGCCACCGAGGCGAGCTACAACACGATCCTCAGGCGGGTGGAGGAGAAGCACGGCGGCGAGCCGTTCCGCAGCATCACCGCCAGGACCATCGCCATGACGCGCGACGAGATCGCCAAGACGGCCCCGGCCATGGCGAACAGGTTCGTGTCGGTGATGAGCGTGGTGTTCAAATGGGCCGCCTCCCCGGAGGTCCGCCTGATCGACGCCAATCCGGTCGCTGGCGTGACCAAGGTCGCGACGACGACGGTGCATCACGAGATGTGGACCCCCGAGGACCGCGAGCGGTTCTGCGCCCGCTGGGAGAGCGGCTCGAAAGAGCGGCTTGCCTACGCCCTCCTGTTCGGCACCGGCCAGCGACGCTCCGATGTCGTTCGGATGGGGCCGAAGAGCCTGACCAAGGACCGCGAGGTGATGCAGCTCACCCAGGTCAAGACCGAGAAGCCGGTCGCCATTCCGATGGCGCACCAGTGGATGGACATCAACGCGGAGATCGCCGCCGCGCGCGTCGTCGGCGCGGAGACGTTCGTCGTCGGCCCCAGGGGCAACCCGATGTCGGCCGATGACTTCGGCAAGTGGTTCAGCGCCGCCGCCGTCGAGGCGGGCCTCAAGGGCCACACCGCCCACGGCCTCAGGCGTTCGGCCTCGGCCTGTGCGGTCGAGGCGGGCTACACCGCAGGCCAGCTCCAGGGCGTGTTCGGCTACACCCTCCAGCAGGCCGAGGACTACATCAAGGAGTTCAGCCGCGAGACGGTCGCGCGCGGTCTCATCCGCCGGCCGAAAGCGGCATGAAGGGCGTCCTCACCATCATCCCGGTAGGCAACGCGGCCGTCAGCTCGAAAGAGTTGGCGGCCGCGCCGCATCTGGAGGACCTCCGGGGGCTCGTAGGCGGCGACATCGAGCTGGTGCCGTTCTTCACCAAGTTCGAGCGCGAGCCCTGCGTCGCCTTCTGCAACGAGACGGACAAGCTCAAGGGCCTGCCCATCAATCACCGCGCCACCGCGCTCTGGCACGCCGCCGCGCTCTGGCACGCGCAGGGGGAGCCCCGGTTCATTGGCCGCGACGTCCTCGTCGGCCCCATCGTGATCGTGACCGGCGACCGCGAGCTGATGGAGGAGCTGTGAGCACGACATTCACCGGCAACGGCATAACCATCGACGACGTCGTGCAGGCCCTCGCTCATGGGTGACCACCAACCCAACTATCTAAGCGCCACCTTGGAACTCACCGAGAGCGTAATCCCCGAGGAAACCAAACTTCGCCTCACCCCCCAGTTCGACGAGCCCGTAATGGGGCTGGAGATCGACCAGGGGGAAGCCCCGTATGAGGATCGTGCAGAGGTCAGGCTCAACCGGCGGCAGATCGAGTGTTTGGTGGATTTCCTCTCCGCGTGGCTCGCCCGCCTCTCCCGAAAAACTCCCGAAAATCGGGAGGACTAAAATCGAAAAAATCCCGTCCCGATTTTTAGCCCTCGTAAACAGCCCGCAAGCCCTTGATCTTGCAGGTGGCAATTCCCGCACCGGATTTCTCCCTGAAAGGCCAGATTTTGGCGATTTCAATGACTTACGTGAGTTTATCCCGCACAGGCCCCCTCTGCGCCCGTAAAGGGTTTCCGGCGCCGATCCCGCACCTTTCCGCCGCATCGAGCGCGGCTTATATGTTGTGGCCGGGCCAACGTGGCCCGCTGGTAAGGGAAAGACAATGCCACTCGACAGCATATTGAAGGACGCGGTCGCCAGCGCCATGGGCGCGACCATCGCGGAGGAAGTTCAGGAGATCGTCGCCAAGGAGACGCGGCGCGCTCTGCACGACCATGAGGACCGGCTGACGACGCTGGTCCGCGCCGCCGTGGCCTCGGCCATCGCCGAGCTGCTCAACGGACGGGAGGCTGCGTGATGGAAGGCGTCATCCTCGTTCTTCTCTGGTGTAGCGTCATCGGCGCGCTCGCCCAGACGCGCCAACCGTGGGGGCCGCTTGCGGCTCTCGCGTTCGTCGGCCTGAGCCTCGCGATCAGTTACTGGCCCGGTATCCACTGGTTGTAAGCCCCGGTCTGCTGCCGCAGCGCCGAGCCGCCGCCCAGGATCAGGTTCTGGATCGCCTGCCGGACGGCGGGAGTACCGGCGAGGCTCCCCACCTGTTCCCCGGCCCACTTCCCCGCCTCGTCTATCGATGGCAACCCGCCGAGAAGGGTTGCGCCTTCCTTCATCAGATCGCCGCCAAAAAAACTGCCAAACATTTTGTGGGCGGCGGTTGTAAGGCCCGTGTTCACGCCAACCCTGGTGAGGTTCGACAGTGTCTTGGGAGAGGCCGCAGCGACGCGCTGGCCGAGGAGGCCCATAATCGCGCCTCCAGCCGTGTCCTCGCCGACATTCTTCGCATAATCCGTCCAACTTTCGCTGGGCTTCCAGTTCTCCACCGCGCTCTTGACCCCCTCATGCAAGCCGCCCGCGAGCGAGGGTCCCACGTAGGGGATCGCGGCGAGCGCCGTCGTCGGGCTAAACGTCCCGCCCGCCATATCCGCGCTCATCGCCGCCGCCGGATCGAGCCGCGCCCTCGCCGCATCGGCCTGCGCCTTGCCTGGAGCGCCGAGGCCGGTGATGCCCATCAAGGAGTTCTGGGCGGCGAGCGTTCCCCAGTCCTGGGCCGACGGCGGGAGCTTCACATCGCCAAACCCAGGCTGCGGGAGCAAACCCGGTCCCCACCCCTTGACGCTCCAGTCGGGCTGGGCCGCGCCGGTCGTCTGCTGGCCGCCGCCGGGCGGCGGCGGGGCCGGGGGCTTGACCGCGTTCTGGAAAGTCGGCGTCTGATATTGCTCCCCGCCGGTTTGGGCCGGGGCGGCAGGCGGCGCGGGGGCGCCGGGCGCGGGCGTGGCCTGAGGTTTTGCCGCGTTCTGGAAAGTCGGCGTGAGGTACGTTTCCGTCATTGATCACCTCAACGAGGACGTGTCGAAACCGGCGGCTTTGAGGCCATCGAGCGCGAACTTCGGCCCTCGATGCTCCAAAGCCGTGTAGAAGTCCTGCAAGTGCGCCGCGTCGGGTTGCGGCAGCGGCTTGCCATCGGGGCCAGTGTCGGGCGTGACCTTCTTTGGAGCGCCGCCAATGTCGAGTTCGCCGCCGGCGCCGTATAAGTTCTGATCCACATAATTTCTAAGATAGCCGGGCATGGTGTTGGCCTGCCCCGACGCGCCATAGGCGTTGGCCTGGGCGGTGAGGGCCTGGCGCATGCGCGGCGCGATGACAGTGTCGCGGTAGTTGGTGAGGGAGGCGTTGGTGAAGTCTTCGGGGGACGAGCCGAGCGTCTTGATGTTTTGGCCAACGCCTTTGGGACCGCCGCGCGACGACATGTCTTTGGCTTCATTCGACAAGCCGGTCATCTGGGTCTTCAGATTGTTGACCTCCCCTGGAAGCAGACCCTCAATCGCACCGCTCAGGACGCCTCCAGTCGACCCAGTGATCTTGTCGAGACTAGGATTATTCGCGACTTCGCCCATGTCGCCGATGAACTTGCCGAGCGACTGGTTCAGGCCGCCGAACTGTTGCTTCGCGTCGGTGAGGTCCTGGTTGAATATCTTCCACTTCTCCGGGTCGCTCAGGTAGCCCGGCGTCGGCTTGCCCGCGTTGGCTGGATCGTTGTTCCATTGCGTGCGGGCGAGCATCATCGAATGCTGGTCGCCGGTCATTCCCGGAATGCCTCCCGCGAGGATCATCGGCAGATAGTTGGCCTTCCAATCGTCCTCTGTCCCGCCGGACTTGATGAACATGTCGTGCTTCGCCTGAATGTCGCGCGTCGCTTGCGTCGGCTCCAGCGCAGAGATGAACTCGGACCCGCGACCGGCGAGGATCTGCGCGCGGACGATGCCCTCGTCCATGCCGAGCTTCTGCGCAATTTCAGGCGAGCGCGCCAGGAGCGCCTGCGTCGCCCCCATCTGCTGCTGGTTCTGGTACAGGCTCATCAGGTTGCCCATCATGCTGCCCGCGTCGCCAGCGCCAGCATTCGCGTTCTGCATGATGGCGCTGCGCATCGAGGGCGGGCTGTGGTTGGCGGCGATCTGGGCGAAGGCGCTGTTGATCCCCTGCATCGCCTGATCGCGCTGCGCCATCTGAACGTACAGGCTCATGATGTTCGGCGGGTTGGCGAGCTGCGCGTAGCTCTGCGACATGTCGGGCGTCGACTGGAGCGCCGTCGGGATCGGCGGCGATCCGGGAGGCGGCGGCGAGCCAGGGGCTACCGGCGGCGGTGGAGTGGGCGCGGACCCATCGGCGGGACCGGGGGCTGGTCCGTTCGGCGGGGCCGCGCCCGGCGCTCCGGGCTGCTGCTGCTGCGGAGGCTGCTGCTGCCCGGAGAGCATCCGCGCGAGCTGCTGGGCCGGGTCTGGTTGTCCAAAGTAAAAAAGATTAGCAAATCCAGGCATTTATTGGGGCCTCCCCTGGATCGCGCGCAGGGCGCTCAGGAAGTTCTGGTTCTGTCCGGCGCCCGCCTGATTGAGGAACGCCTGATTGACCCCGCCCGCCGGTTGGTAGCCGGTCGCCAGCGGCACGTTCGCGCCCTGCGTCACCGGGTTGCCGGGATTGGCCAACGCATTGATCGCGGCCTGCCAATTGTTGGGGGCTCCGCTCGCCTGCTGCTGCGGCGCGGCCTGGGAGGCCTGCCCAGCCCACGGCGGCTGCATCGAGGCGGGCGAGGGACCCATCATCGTGCCGCCGACATTGCTGCCGCCCGTGCCGCCCCAGCCCTGCGACTGGCCCCCCACCATGCTCATTGGCGTCGGGTTGTAGTATCGGTTCAGCGCTTGATTGGCCTGCATTCTCGTCATCCCGGTCGTCGGATCGACGCCGCCGGCAAAGCTCCCCTGGAACGCTGCGGGGTTGACGGCCGCAAGAGGGTTGCTGGCGCTTGGAGGGATGAAGTCGCCCGACGGCTGCGCGGCGGCCTGCGGCTGCGCGGGCGTCGAGTTGAGGCTCATGCCGCCGGGGTTCTGCTGCTGCCACTGCTGGAAGCTCGCAATCGGCTTGCCGGTCGCGGCGTTGACTGGCCCTCCCGCCCCCGTGTTGTAGCTCGGCGGCCAGGGGAACGGGTTGTTGTTGAAGTTCGAGAACTGGTTCGACTTCTGCGTCGGGTCGAACATCGTCGGATCGACCATCCACATGTCGGTGAGCTGGGCGAGGTTTTGAGCCATGGGTCAGGTGCTCCCAAATTGAGCGCCGCCGTACGCGCCGCCGCCGTAGAGGTCGTAGGGGTTCATCGCGCCGGTCATCAGCGCCATCTGGAGTTGGCTGGGCGAGTTGAGCGTCGTCCCCGGCAGGCCCGGCATGCCGGTCGCCTGACCCGCAGCCATCGGCTGGATCGTCGATTGCAGCGTCGATGGAAGCGGCGGGCGCGTGGCCCCCATGTTCGCGGCGGCAGTGAGCGACGGTTGCATCATAAAGCCCTGCTGGGCGAGCTGGTTTTGGGCTGCTCTGGCGCCGAACGTGTTCTGCCCGCCCGCCGCGATCATCATCGGGCCGCCGACCGGCTGCGCCTGGGGGGCCTGCGCGAGCTGCATCGGCTGCGGCTGGTCGTCGCCCCCGCCCCCGCCCCCGCCCTTGTCCTGCCCTTGCGGCTTCAAGGACGAGGCCAGTTTGGTCATCCAGTTCCCTTGAGCCGCTCCGGGCTGTCCTGGGGCGGCGGGAGCCGCAGGGCCGCCAGCGACCGCTGTAGGGGCTCCTGAGGGGTTTATCGCCGCCGAGTTGATTGCGCCGAGGGTCTGGGAAGTGTCGATCCCCGGATATTTGGCCAGGACCGCGTTGACGGTCGAGGGCGCCCAGCGGTTGAGCGGGATCATGCTCGCCACCTTGAGCTGCACGTCGCGCGGCGCATCCATCGGCGTGGGATATTGCTTCAAATCCACGCCTGCCTTGGGGGCGAAATCATTCCACGTGCCGGTCGTGATCTGGGCGTTGCCCTGCGCTTGCCCGCTCGACGTCGTCGCGTGAACGTTCGGGATGTTGCGGTCGCCGCTCTCGGCGTTCAGGACGATGTCCATCGGCGAGGAATTGAGCGACGTGCCGGGCGTCGTCGTGGCGACGCGCGAGGGCTGGCCCGAAGGCCCGGTATAGGCGACGGCGCCGGAAGCGGGCGCGGGCTGGCTCGTCGGACGCCAGTTGGCGAGATGGTACTGGGCGATGTCGCTGGCGAGGTCGCCCCCCAACTGGACGTGGCCAGGGTCGCTGGCGCCAATCCCGGTCAGGCCGAACTGCGGCGCCATCGCCGCCATCCGCGCATAGTCCGCCGGATTGCCGAGCGTAAAGTCGGCGGCGAGCCCATAGTTGTGGAACGAGCGCCACGGCGCCGCGACGACGCCGGGCGCTTCAACATTCGGGTAAGGCAGCGGTTGGCCCGCCGCCTTCGCCTGATGGTTGAGATACATCTGGTTCTGATACTCAGGCGAGCGGTAGCCTGAGATGACGTTCTCCTTGATCCCGGCCGCGTCGAGCGCCGCGCGGAGCTGCGCGAGCCGATTGCTGAACTCCGGGTTGAGGTCCGCGACGTCAGCCACCGAAGCCGCCCCCCATGGCCCCCATGACGTTCGGCATCGGCGCTCTCGGCCGCATCCGCTGCGCCCGCATGTTGGCTCCCATCGCGCCGGTCAGCCCGGCGGGGACGGGCGGCGCGAGCGGCCCTGGAACCCGCGTGGCGAAGGAGCCGTTCGCGCCCGGCATGCGGCGCGGCCGGATCGCAGGCCCGGCCGCATCGAGCGCATTCATGTCGACGGTGTGCAGCGCCTGCCCGGTGGGTTGGTGCACGCCGACGGTGCGAACCGTGTGCGGCGCGACCTGCAACGCGTCCTCAGCCATCGGCCCGGTGATCTTGGGGTAGCTCTTCGGGTCGCCCTTGTAGCGGTAACTGTAGAGCGGCAGGCCGGTCGGCTGATGAACGCCAACCTTCTGGATATCGGTCTTGAGCCCCCGGTCCGAGCCGGGGTTCAAGAAGGCGAGCGGACCGCCAGGGCTGGCCATACTGCCCAGGCCCGATAGTCCGGCCTGGATGTCGGACAGCATCGACGGCGTCGTCGTCTGCTGCTGTTGGCCTGTGGACGAGCCCATCGTCGTCGAGCCGTACGGCGTCATCCCCAAGGCCGATTGCAGGACCCCGAGCTGCTGGCCGGGATATTGCTGCGCCTGCGCGAACTGGCCCATCTGCGCGCCGATCTGGTTTTGCGCCTGCTGCTGCTGCTGCGCGCCAGCGGTCGACAGCTCCAAGAACTGCTGGCGCTGGTTGGTCTGCGCGGCGTTGCCGAGGCCGCCGAGGCCGCCCGCCGCCGAGATCAGCGAATTGATGTTGGCCTGATTGGCCTGCTGGTTGGACTGCTGCGCCGCGAGGTTGCGGCTGATGTCGCCGGTCGCCGCCGCCTGCGCCTGCTGGAAGTTCTGGTTGTTCAGGTTCGCCGCCATATTCCCGATGTTCAACGCCCCTTGCGCCTGGGCGACGCCCTGCTGCACCCCTTGCCGCGATCCGCCGAAGGCGTTGGCGCTGTTCGCCGCGTTCGCCTGCTGGTTTTGGCTGAGCGCGTTCTGCTGCTGCATCAAGGGCAGCGTCGTGTTGATGACCGACTGGGTGTAGGGGTCCATGTACGGCTGGAGGCTCGTTCCAGCGAGCGACTGCGGCGTCACCTGGGTCGCGGGCGTGCCAGCCGCCGTGAGGTAGCCCGCCTGCGAGGCGTTGTACTGATCGGCGCCCGCGCCGCCCGACTGCGCCGCCAAATTCCAGGCCTGCTGGGTTTGAGGGCCGATGTCCGCGACCTGCTGGCCTGAATACTGGGTGAGCGGACGGTTGGCGACGTTCTGGGCCAGGGCGTAGTTCTGCTGCGCAGCCTGATTGATCCACGGCGGCAGCGAGACCTGACTGATGTTCTGCTGCGAAGACTGCGTGTCGGTCGAGCCGCTGCTGCCCATGGCTCACAGTTCCTTCTGATAGAGATGGCTCTTCGCCTTCAGCCGCCAGCCGAAGCGCGCATAGCTGCCTTCGCGGAGCCAGCCCAGCCGGCCATGGGTTTCGAGCAGCCCGGCGTTGACCTTGTCGGCGTAGGCCAGGATCTCAGCATGCAGGGCGTCAACGTCCTTCAGGTCGCCGATCATCGCGATGAGCTGCAATTGCCGCGCGCGGGGGAAGTCGACGACCTTGGTGATCGCCCAGGAATTGTTGACCGCGAAGCTCTGCATGCGCCCTTCGGCAATCGCGGTCAGGATGTCGTTGACCGTATACACGCCGCCCATGCGGTCGAGGACGCGGGCGAGCTTCTGGTGATAGAGCGCGGCGGTCATGGCCTGCCGCTCCCTAGTGGGACCGGCGTGGCGACGATGGCCCCGTCGGTGGTGACTTGGATCAGGAACACCGCAGGCGCTGTCCCGGCGGGCGCGTCGTTCGCCAGGAGCAGCACCCCCGGCAGCGCCTGACGAGCGGGCAACCGATCAGCAAAGCCGGCGCGGCACCACAGCGCGAAGGTGCGCAGATAGTTGGTGAGCTTCGTGTCCACATCCGGCATCGACGGCATATCCGGCGGCGGGCGTTCGGCTTGAGCCGAGGGTTTCGGCGCCATCAGCGGTCCCCCCTTGGCACCGCGTCGACCAGATGCTGGCCGAGGGTGAACGGCTCGACCACCGGGCTCGCCACGTCGATGCGCAGGCGAACGTCGCGGCCGGTGGTGCGGAAGTCGACATAGCCGTCCGAGCGCACCGGGATGAGCGGCGACTGAAGCTCGGGAGCGCCGAGGCTGCGGCTGTTTCGGTAGAACAACGAATAGCGCAGATTGGCGATGACGGCGGCGACCGCCGTCGGATCGTCCGCCTCCAGCGCCTCGACGTCGGGGAGCATCTGCTTGACCGTGATCAAGCGGGAGCCGCTGAGGAGGTTGAGATCGTAGCTCTCGGCAAACGGCAGGACGACGGGCGCGTTGGCGTTGGCGTAGACGTTGCCCACCTCATGCTGGAAGGCGACGAAATCGTCGGCGAAGATCGGATGCGAAGTGTAGCTCGACGTGATCCCGGCTGAGCGCGACAACCGGGCTTGGGTCCACCAGCCTTCCTTATAATTGTAGACGATTGCCCTGGTGTTGAACGGGCTGTTCAAGGTGGGGAAGAACCACCACCACTCATTGAACTCGCCCAGATGCGCGGCGAACGACAACTCGCGCACCGCGATTGGGTCGATGTCGTCGTCGACCCAAGGCCGCACCGAGCATACGACCGGCGTGATCGATGTCCCGTCGTAGCTGAACACCCCCTGCTCGCTCATCCAGAGCGTGAGCGCCGAGGTGGTGGTCACCGATTGCGGCGACCAGGGCGTCGTGCCGTCCGCCAGCTCGACGTCGTCGTAGACGTACGGGAGCCCCAGGAACTTCGAGGCGTAGACCTTCTTGCCGGTCCAGAACAGCACGCCGAGCCGCGAGGCGATGGCGCAGACAATCGGGCTCGCGGGCTCGATGTCGAGGAAGCCAGCCTGCGAGGTGACGTTGGCGTAGTCCCACGCGCCGGGGTTCTCCTGATCGCACCATGCGAAGCGCCGCGCGCTGCCGCCGTCGGCCGTGCCGTCCTGGGTCGAGCCGAAAATCATCACAAATCGTTCCTGAGTGACGACGAAGCAGCGGCCGTGCGGCACCGGGCCGCGCGTGTCGGCAGGCGGCTGGACGACCGCCGGGCCACCCACCGCTGGGTCCCACATCAGCAGGCGGCCGTCGGCCGAGGTCATCGCGTAGAGGATCGAGCCGAAATTATCGAGGCTGTAGGCGTCAGGCACCTTGGTGATGGCGACGCTGCCGGGGATCGCGCGCGGCGTGCCGTAGGTGTCGACGTTGTAGAGCCCGTCGCCAAAGCCGCCCACCAGCCCGGCTGGCGCGACGATGCCGTCGCTCGGCGTGATGTCGGTGAGCGTCCCGCCCGTGTCGACGTAGAGGTTCGCCTCGCAGAGGTAGGCGATGTGATACTGGCCGTCGAGCCCGTACCAGCCGTGGATGAGCTTGCAGCGCGAGGCGAACTCATACTGCTCGATCCCGCCGACGACGTTGGTGAACTGCGCCTGTCCGCCCATCGGCGAGAGCTGGCCTTCGCGCCAGCGGACGAAGTTGACCTCGGCCCAATTGCTCGAACTCATTTTCTTGGTCGCCATCGCCACGACGCCGGGCGGGATCTGAAGGGGGCGGAATTGCGTGCTCATGCGAAGCGGATGATCATGTTGACCGCGAGGTACGGCGGCAGGTTGTTGTGCGCCGCGCCGCCGCCCGCGTTCTGGGTGGTGACGCCGGCGTAGGCGTAGTTGGTGTTGGGGATGCCGGTGGCGGCGGCCTGGATCGAGATGCCGGTCGGGGCATAATTAATGGTGATCGTCTCTCCCGCTTGCGCCGCGTCGGTGTTTCCAGCGGACACATTTCCCGGCGCGTTCTGGATGCCGAAACTGGAGCCTGAACCGACAAATCTCAAAAGGTTAGAGCCGTGAGCGTGAGCAGCCTCCGCTCCAGAGGCTCCGTGTGTGTGTTGCGGATCGCTGACGCTGTGGGTGTGAGTGTAGGCGGCGACGACATGGTAGTGCTGCGGGTCGGTAACCGGGTGGTTATGCGCGGGCATTTCGGCCGCAGCGAGGGTGTGGGTCGCTTCGCCCCCAGTGGCGCCGAGGGCATAGAGCCCGCCCGCGCCGATCAGCATCTTGTCTTTGGCGTTCGGCAGATTGAAGCTCGTCCCGCTGCCCCCGAAGACGTACTGGATGACCGCGAACAGCGCCGCCATGGGGCCGGTCGTGCTTTGTGACGAACCGTCGCAGATCGCCCAGTTGGTCGGCGGCGTCGCCCCGGCGAACATCTTCATGTCGCCGACGTTCGAACCCGTCGCGGCAATCGCCTTCTGGTTGGCGAACACCTGGGCGTCGACCTTGTCGGTGGTCGCGTTGAGGGTCGCGCCCCAGGTGTTGGCGGAAGCGCCAGGGTCCGGCTTGGTCCAGCCGTAGTTCGGGGTGAGCGTCTCAGCCAACGTCGTTCATCCTATGATCCAGTTCACGCCATCGCTGTAGACCGGGACTTTGTTGGCGCCAGTCGTCGCCGACAGGGTCGCGCCGAAATTACCGCTCGCGACTTGAGAGCTGTTGGTGACGAAGGCGCGAGCGCCAGCCCCAACCGAGGCCGCCGGCAGATTGGCGATGGTCGACGGCCCGATGACGCCGTAAAGCGCCTGCTGCGTTCCAGGCGAGCCGGCGGCGATGCATTGCCAGCCGAGCAGGCCATTGCCGTTGGGATTGTTGGCGTGGGTGAACCAGCCAACGCCGTAGGCCCCGCCGCCGGGCTGCGACTGCGCCGCGCTAAGGCACAACCCCCAGGTTGGCTGGGTTCTGACATATCCGACAGCGATCTTCGACACTGCGAGCGTCCCAGCCGCAGCAAGGGATGTCGGCAGGCCAAAGGTCGGGGCGTTCAGGTTGCCGGTGCTGGCGGTCATCGCCACTGGGCCGACGTTCTGGGACTTGTCGACCGTCCACGAAAGACCTGATCCAGCAATAATCTTGGTCGCAGTGACGCCAGCGCCGGTCACCGTCTTCCCAATCGCCACCGTTCCGGTAGTGACGGACGGCATGGTCAGGTTCGTTCCGGCAATCGTTCCGGTGAACGTCGCCGGGGTCGGGCCGCCGCCGGTAATAGCCCAGCCGGCAGTGCCAAAAGGCGACCCTAAGCCGCAATACAAGGCATAAGTACTATAATCAAAATACATGCCGAAGCCGCCGCTGACGCTTCCGGTCACTGCCCAGAACTGCGACGTTCCATTTGTGCGGGTGGCGCCTGCGTTGCCAAAGTATATGTTGATGTTCTCGTATGGATAAACGCCGAGTGGATCGAGGGCCACATTGGGCTGACTGATCTGCAAGCCGCCATCAAGGAAATTCATCGCAGAACTGATATACGGAACAACGGCTCCCAGGTCCAAGATATCGAGCACGTTGCCAGTCACCCAACTCGGCACTTGGCCTGCCTCTGAATATGGGTGAATAAGTAAATTGTGGTTATTCATATAATACGGGCCGCCCGGTTGATATAAAGTGCCGGGTGCCCATGGTTGTGAACCAGATATTACCGAATTACTGACCAGCGTCCATACTGCACTGTTCGTGCCCGGCGTTGTGGTCGACGGCAGCGTCAGGGCAAAGTCGTTATTATTCAAATTGCTAACTGGAGTGACTACATACGTTGCGCCGTTATAATTGACTGCCGGCGAAATGTACGGAGAAGTTATATTGTAAATACCGTTGCCAGACGTCTGGGTATTAAGATAGACGTTGCCCAAAACACCATTGTCTCGGAAGCCATATTGCAGATTGCTAAAGGCATAGCAGGTATCAAACAGATTGATGTTGAAATTGGCGCCGTAGCCATAAAAGCCGTTATAGCCGTTTTCACTGGCAAGACAGGCTCTGAAAATAGCCGAGTCGACGAGCCCGTTGGGGGTGGTCGCCGTCATCGCCACCGGGCCAACATTCTGCGAGATATCAACCGTCCACGAAAGGCCCGATCCCGCAATGATCTTGGTCGCGGTGACGCCAGCGCCCGTCACCGTCTGTCCAACGCCGGGCGCTCCCGTCGTGACGGACGGAAAAGTGAGATTAGTCCCGGTGATTGTTCCGGTGAAAGTCGAGCTGAAGCCAAATCCGCCGTTGATATGAAAGCCATTGCCAGGCCACAATTGGGCTGCACAGCCAATCATGCGAATAGTAAGGTCGATACCCCAACCATGAATTGGCGCAGCCGTAGCCGCATTTGGTCGGGTATTCCCGTAAAGCAAGAAGATATTTTCTACGGTACAGGTACCGCCATTAGCATGGATGAAATGCCACCCGAACAGTCCGGCAAAATTACCGGGAAATTGAATTGTTGTTGATATTTGCCCTTGGTCCGCAGAGGTAGATGCGACAGCAACAAAATATCGAGCGGCTTTTGTCGAGACTAAACCGACCGTGCAATAATAAACTCCGGGACTAAATTGACACGCAATGGGGGAGATTTTTATGCCGCCAGGAACGGTTAAAGCCTCCATGTAGTTGATTGTTGCTTGAATAGCTCCAGCATCATCGGTGACGCCGTCGCGCTTCGCCCCGAACATCTCGGGCATGACGACATTGTTCGACAACAGCCACCACGCGCCGTCAGCCGACTGGACATAAGGCATGCCCGCCGACCCGCTCGCTGAACGAGCGAACATCATCTGATTGCCGAGCAGATCGCCAGGGTTGGCGTACGACAGGCTCACGATATTGTTGACGGCGGCCGGGATCGTCGCCGCCTGGATCGCCGCCAGATTGTCGAACACGGCGCTGAAGCCGCCGGCGCCGGTGAAGGTGTGGCTGGTCGGATCGACCGTGCCGAGTTCCACCCAGGCGCCGGTGTTGTCGAGCACCTGCAAGACTTCCGGCTGGG